TTTAGGTTGTCAGAGGTGTGGTTATTCTTTCTTTGTACCGTGCCCTCTGTTTCCACGGTTCTTTTTTACTGTTGTAAACCTCTTGGTTTTATGGTCATAATCTAAGCCTTTTAAGCTTTTACCTGCTTTCTTTCTAGCACGTCTTAATCTCTGGTTTTCAGCTCTCATAGCTTTACGTCTAGGACTATTTGCGTATGCGAGATCTCTTTTCTTTTTAGCCAGAGCCGCGCGTTTAGATAGTTTTTGCTTTGGCATAGATGTTGTTGTTTATTCTTACATATAATAGTTACATGTAATATAGTAGATTTACAGAGTGTGACATTAGGTAGTTACTAGTATACTATTAAAGGCTAGTGTCATAAAAAAAGTTGCTAGATATAATGGGGTGTAGGGTTGCCCCTACTACCTCACCAAGATTAATAAAAAGAAAAATCAATATATTTACCCGGGCCCCACCTGCTTCACCCTTATTATCCATAGGATTTCGTGTTTACCATGTGTATAGCAGATTCTTCACTACACTACTATATTATAATTCACTCACATAATAAATACTACTCATAATGGATAATATATATGTAAGTAACAAACAATATAATATGATAATAGTAAACACATTTAATTTCCAAACTAATTTAGAAGTTGCGAGACAGTGTGGAATACTACTAACTAATTTTAAACTACTAAACAAATTATCTACTTTTATACACATAATAAATACTAAGTAATTTGGATAATAATAATGTAACTAAATAATAATAATTAATAACTTAAATTTAAAACTATGACTTCAAACTCAATCACTTCAAAAAGATTTGTACTAAGAAAATCTCTACTTAACACTAACACTATTGTAACATTCACTAACAAAAAAGGTGACACAATAAAGTACTCACATGACAAAGCTTTCTCAATTATGAAAGACACACTATCTAAATTACCATGTTGGTTAAAGTACAAGTCTTACACTGCTACTAATAATATTCCATTAGCACTAAGAGGTAAAGAGTTAGTATAATCTAACTTAACTCTTACAGCAGTAGCACAAGTGGGCGTCGACGATTCTCTCCACTCAAAACAAAGTTGAGTCTATCAAATGACATAATGGTTAATGTGAGTTCGATTCTCACCATGTCAACTAATAAAATCTTAATAATATGTATAATCAATCAGCTTTAATTAGAATAGCTAAGCAACTATTCCCAGAAAAAAATGTATTTCAACTAACTAAGTCAGAACAAAGAAAAGTTCTATCAATTTATAACGAGTTTCACTAGACTTACAAACTAAATACGACAACTATTGGATAATAATAATGTAAATAAATAAATAACTATGAGTAAAATTAAATTCGTACAGAACAAAGTGTACAACTATGTAAAAGGTAAATCAGTAGTAGAACTAGCATTTGAAGTGTTAGCTTTCGGAGTACTAATGCCAATGGCAGTTTCAGGAATACTATTCATGATAGTAGGTTTACTGACAGGTGAGATAGATCCTTCTAATGCTAACTTCGGAATATATAACTAATAATAACTAATAAATAATAATAATATGCAGTGGATTTTAACTTGCGATAATGGTAAAGAAATAGATATGTCTTACTATATCGGTCAGCAAATGGAAAATAAAATAACTAGACAAGATGTTCTTGACAGAATAGAATTTTATAAATCAACTAATAAACTATGAGAAAATTTAAACACGACAAAGTGTGGTCATTCAGTGACGAGCACGTAATAGATAATATGATTTACTCTAATGAGTTAGAAAAATGGATAACTATTGAAGAATATACTGATGTACACTATGGCACGCTCTAGAAAACATACAAGTAAGAAGATTATCAAGTTAACTCGTCGAGAAATAATGATGATAGAAGACGCTTGGTACAGAAAATACAACATAAATACGAACAAAGTTGGATAATAATATAAATAATGAATATGAATAAACTTAAATTTACTAACTACAATGCACTCGGCAAGCCTCAAAATGTTATACTAAAGTATGCAAATGGCGATACAGAAGTACTTGACGCTTGGCCTCACACTAAGTATTACGACAAAGCAGACAAACAATACAGAACTTTCCCTGCTTTTACTAAAATTAACAATGAAACTTATGTATAAAGATTATCCAGCAGACAAAATAGCAGCAAAACTCAAGCAAGTGCAAGAGTATGAAGCTAAATACGGTGAATCTACACGTACTATTGCGTGGAAAAAGTGGTGCAATGACATCAACTATCGCAAACGTGAGTGGCAATTCAGGCAAGGTGTTGCAGAATATGCACTACATAATGCACATAAAGCTTTCATTTAAAAAAAAATAATTAACTATGAGTAAACCTAAATACACTTGGAGACAAGAACAACAAATGTTAGAAGACTCTTTCGCAAGAGCATTACTGATCGAGTACAATATTCGTGAAGTAACTACACAAAGACAAGCAATAAATGGCACAAGAGAGTTCGAATTCCCTGTACCATCAAGAAAAACATGGCCAAATAGCAACAAACTAAGGTTAGCTTGCTTCAAAACTGGCTATGTTAGAAACCAAAACTCTTGTTCATCTAACTATCAACTAAATCCTACGTACAAACGTGAGAAAAGGTGGGTATTTTTAGAAGGTGACAAGACTATAACTAAAAAATATACAACTATATCAAGAGCTAAAATATATAGCGGTATGGCAAGACTTAAATTTATGTTAGAATTTTATTTAAGAAACTATGTACACAATATAAATACGAACACAATTGGATAATATAATTGTATGAAATGCAAATGTAAAAATATAATACCTCCACAGCGTCTAGCACTAGGTTATACCTCTTGCGTCGAATGTAGCACCACTCAACCTTATGGTTGCATTGCTATCACTTACCACAAAACCGGTAATACCATTCAGATTATGCCGAAAGAACAGGCGAAACGTGTAAGAAAGCTAGGCGCTCGCAGAGGTTATGGCACATGTCTAAGATAATAAATATAAAACTATGAGTAAAACTAAAGAATTTGATATGTTAGCTGACAAAGCTACACATGAAGCAGTAAAAGAAATATACAGAATATGCGAGTGGACATTAACCGGTAGCGACGCTGAGTCATTACTAAGCTCTACACCCTTAGATATAAACGAAGCTCATAGTTACTTGATGCAGCTCGTTATCGGTAAACTCGCTAATAAATACATAAAATCATGAGTGATTCAGTAAAAAAATGGTTTGAAATGCAAGAAGAAATGAAGGTTTCACTGCAAGCGGATAAAGAAATGGCTGCGGCAGGTATAGGCCAAGAAAACAAAAAAGCATACAGAATACTAATAGATTATAATATAGAAGATATTAGAGAAGCTGTAAAATTATACGAAGAAAATAAGCTAGACGAGTAACTTAATTAGGTGTGTATGTGGCGTCGAAGATTTGATCACTGGTACATACGGAAGTGTATTACACACACATAAGCGAATAGCTAGCAATCGAGGCGGCGGCATACTGGTCAAAAGCGCGGATAAAGCATAATACTAGTTAGTACCGGTCCGCGACTGGTGCCTCGAAAAGGGAGTGATAAGGTAAGCACTACAAAATAGGTGGGCGAATGCCGTAAAGAGACCGCTGACGCGGGCCCTAAATTGTAGTAACGGCGGTTCGACTCCGCCCACTTCCACTAACAGAGAGATGGCAGATATGCAGAGATATACTTGTCCAACAAACAACGGCGGGTTTACGTAAACGAAGCGCTTCGTGGGCACATCTCTCTTAATATAATACCGGCTTAACAGTAAATCGACGTCTCGGCTTCCTTGAGGTATCAGTTGTACAAAGCCAGTTGTAGTGACAGCCGGTAACTTATTGCGCGGTAGAGCAGATGGTTAGCTCGCGAGTCTCATAAACTCGAGGTCGGAGGTTCGAATCCTCCCTGCGCACCAATATACATCATAAATACGATGACAATAGGATAATAAATACGTAATTAAATAAATAATAAATATGAGTAAAATTAAATCCGTCTACGACAAACTATTGCCCGACGTTAAAACAAGCTTGCAAGCTAGTGCTAGAAAGTACAACTCTGCAAAAAGACTAAAGTACACGTTGATGTCAAAGTTAATGTGGCAAGAACTAACAATAGATGAAATGAGAGACTTATTAACATACGGTGATATAACTAGTTATAAGCTAGAATCTTGGAGTTTCATGTACGGTGAAAACATAATTGACAAATCATGAAGTATATAACAGATGAAATAGTTGAAGCCGAAATGATCAAAAGAGGTTTACCAACCGACGGTGATAAGCTACAAGATGAAGAGTTTATACAAGCGGCAGTATTAAAATACTACGAAGTAGAAATTACAAATGACTATACGCAGTCAGCAGACTACTATGTATATCCTGAATCAACGGCAGATGGTTACGAAGTATTCATTGCTACGTATGACGATAGAAATATATGCGTAGGTGAACACGTGCATTATTATGACAGTAATCTAGCTACAGAATTAGAAGATGCAATAAGAAGCATGGGTAGTGTAGACTCTGTTATATATGTAGCAGATGATTTTATAGATGAGTACTGGTACTCAGATATGTTTAGCGAGATATACCAGGGTATTTGTGAAATAACAGAACAAGAAATTAAAGATATACTAATAGATGAAGGATACGTTGAAGAACCAGTCTAAACCAAAGTGGTTTAAAGGCGCCTGGTACAGCTCACCAGAAGAGGTAACAAATCCATTTAGTGGTGAAACTTGCCTGTTAACCGGAGCAGAAGCTAGTATGTATGATTTTATCATGGGTGCTACTTATACTATAGAAGTAACGTTTGACAACGACTCAAATGTAGAAGATCCATACATAACTAAACTAAGAAAAGAATTAATCAAAGGCATGGACTGGTTTAGATCAGAAAATCCTAAAGCTTATATGAAATTACTAGATTAATGGCAACAAGAAATGTAACAATGGTAGTTGATAGGTCGGCTGCGGAAGATAATGACCTAGGCTTCGCTTGTAGCCCAAGTGTAGTCAGTGACGATAGCTATGTAAATATGTATTTACATCATGATGGTTACCCTGAATATAGAGCTGTAGAGCTTGCTAATTGGGTTAAGCATATGCAAGAAGATCAAGGTTTTACAAACTTTGGTGATGGCTCAAGAATAGCATCACACTTAGTGAAAGACTTTCATTACAACTCACAATACTTATACCCTAGCGTAGAAAGTATAGATCATCATTACACTTACATTATATGGACAGGTAAACCTGATGTGTGGATAAGTTGTTATGATCAATACTCAAGTAAAAATGTATTTGTACTACCTATATCTAAAGTTATACAAAAGTATAAAGGTGAGTATGAGTACACTGATTTTAATCACAAATTAAATACGAATGCAGTTGGATAATATAGATGATAATATGTTAGATACAATCGCAGATTTAGTACTCGATAAACTTCTCTACAAGATGAAGAACGAGATACATGCTATGACACCTTTATCTGTAGAAGATTTAATACGTGGTCAAATGCCTTTCAAAGAATCAGACGAAGAGTTTCTCATCGCTGAGTTAGCTAGGCTAATGACACTATTAAATATGTACGAAGAAAAAGAACAATACAATAAAGCTGCAATAATAAAAAGAAAACTAGATATAATACAAAATAGATTAGATAAATTATGAAAAAACCAATGTTAGCCCATAAGTTCGACGAAAAACGTTGTGACTTTAACCAACCAACCTACATACAACCAAAGCTTGACGGCGTGCGTTGTAATATATACTTAAACGATAATAAAGATATTGTATGCTTTTCACGTACAGGTAAACAGTTTATGAACCTAAGACACATAGAAATGTCTCTACAATCGTTCTTCAAGTCACAACCAGATGTTGTACTCGACGGCGAATTATATAATCATAAACTAAAACACGACTTCGAAAAAATTATATCATTAGTAAGAAAACAAAAACCTACTGATGAAGACAGAATTAATGCTCAGCACCTTATACAGTTTCATTGCTACGACTACTTCTCACAAGACAGTCATTATGAAACATACAAACACAGAATGCATCAACTAGTTGCATCTGATATATACAGTGCTTGTGTCAAATACGTTCCAGCTAAGCTAGTTGACAGCTACGGTTACGCTAGAACATTACATCAAGAATACCTAGATCAAGGTTACGAAGGTTCAATCATCAGGCTTGACGGCTTATACAAGCACGGCAGATCTTATGATCTTATGAAGTTCAAAGACTTCAGCGACACCGAAGCAACTATCATAGGTTATGAAACAGGTAAAGGTAAGCGCGAAGGTACTATCGGCAAATTCTTAATGCAAGATGATGACGGTAATAAGTTCGGTTGTCCTCCGGGCAAAGGCTACAACTACAAAGACCTAGCAAATATACTCGATAACATTGGTGATTATATCGGCAAACGTGCTACCTTTACTTACTTTCAACGTACAAATGCGGGTTCATACAGACACCCGTTATTCAAAGCAATCAGAAATTATGAGTAAACTAATATGGCAATTATACAACGACAACTTAATATCAGAAGAGGTAGCAAACCTCTTATTAGACAAACATTATAATAGATTAAATAACAAAAGATATAAATGAATATATTTTATTTAGATAAGGATCCGGTAAAAGCTGCAAAGCTACAATACAATAAGCATGTTGTAAAGATGATCTTAGAATCAGCCCAGATGCTTTGTACGGCACATCATTGTCATGGTTTAGATTATGAAACTGAATGGGTACCTTATAAAAAAGCTCATGTCAATCACCCATCTACAAGGTGGGCTAGACAAAGTGCTAGTAATTATTTGTGGTTATATTATCACATGCTAGCATTAGGTGATGAATATACTAAACGCTATGGTAAAACACATTTAACAATTACAAAATGTAAAGAACCATTAGCTAAATATCCTGACGGTATACTACATACAGGTTTTTCAGAACCTCCACAATGTATGCCTGATAAATACAAGCGTGAAAGTGCTATACACGCATACTGGTTGTACTACGTACACGAAAAGAAAAACATAGCGCATAACAAAGAAAAACTATATGATATTAAATTTATTAAAGACAATTATGGTTACTGCGACAATATACCATGCAACGCCTGAACAAACTGATGACACGCCTTTTATTACAGCATCAGGTGCTATAATCCAAGAATGTTGCCCAGGTGACCATAGGTGGTTAGCTGTAAGCAGAGATTTAGAACTTGATGGTTTTGTGTTTGGCGCAAAAGTAATGGTATCAGGTACAGGCACTGAATTTGATGGTGTGTGGACTGTACAAGACAGAATGAATAGAAGATACTATAAATCCATAGATTTTTTAGTTGATAAAAAAATTAGATGGGGTAAATGGTATAATGTAGAAATAAAATTAATTAATGATTAATTTTTTATGACACAAGGTATTAAGAGATAATTAGTAATAAGCAAATGTCACAAGATAGAAATATAAAATGGTTGAATGATAGACGTATTCTATATAGAAGAGATCCTATAACAGATGTACCTACTATTGAAACCGATAAATATAAATACTACGAAGATGGTACGTATCAATGTTATCACTTATTTAATAGTAAGGCTAAGATAACTACATACAAATCGCTGAAGTGGCATATGCTTGTATTATATTATCTTAATATTGATAATGACATTGAAGATCAAATATACACAGTGTTTAGATTTATAGCTGATAAAGAAAATGGTTTTGTAACTTTCTTTATTAAAACTAAAATACTAAATGACATGATACAAGATGTTTTTGATAAAGGTGGAGATCCACCTAATAACAAGCTACGTAAAGTAGTATTTAAACCGTACTCTGGGTTAGACTTGAGTGGAAAATTAAAAATTGTAGGTCAACTAATAGGTAGATCATCAAGTGTTGATGAAGAAGCTATATACCAATGCATGTTAGATTTAAATGACATAGGTAAGAAAATAACATGGGGTAGAGTAGCGGGTTTACTTGATTGTTCTACAAGAACTATTTACAGAAATTTAAATAAACAATTAAAGAAAGAAAAACAAATATTAAATGAAGAGTTATAACATAGCTAACTATATCCGGTGGAAAAAAGATATAGAGCTTAAAATAAGTAAGTTGCCTGAAGTTACAGACGGTGATTTTACAATATACAACAGAGAGCAAATGATAATCTGTTTTGCTCCTTTAGTTGAGAATCTATCAAGAAAATTTTCCACTACTCAACAAGCTAGTGGTGTAATGACTATAATGGATTTAATACAAGAAGGTAATTCAGGTTTGACTAAAGCTGTAGACAGATTAGACTATTCAATGTTAGATGAATCAGAAGATCAAGAAAAAACACTAAAATCTTTTTTCTCAAAAAGAATAAAAGGTCAAATACGTAGAGCAATAGATATTAATCGTGGTGACATGAGAATACCTGAGCATAAGCTTAACGAAATACGTAGAAACTTTGGTAAAGATAAAAAGATGGTATCAATGTTTTTTAATTCTATATTCTTAAGCATAGATGATAAACCTAATCAAGACGATGATTCTGCTTATCAAATACCAGATAAATCTGAACCATACAACATGCAATTACTAAATACATATTTAAAAGGTTTAATGAGAAAGTATTTAAACAATAAAGAGTATGAGGTACTTAGATTAAGCTATGGCCTAGACTGTGATAAGTATTCAGCAAAACAAATTGCAGCAGAATTAAAGATCGAAGGATCTAGCTCTTATGTTAGAGTTTCACAGTTAAAAAAGCAAGCTGTAACAAAATTAATTGATAATGTAGATCACTCGCAAGTGCTTGATTATCTGTAGTTTACGCAAGTGAACTATTGTAAAACAACGTGTTTATGTGTGATTATATATATACAGACTTAAATTAAATTATATGACTATTAATGAAAAACTGGCAACGGTCCAGACCAAGTTTAAATCGAAAAAAAGTAGATTTAACTCCTTCGGTAAATACAACTTCAGATCAGCCGAAGACATTCTCGAAGCAACCAAACCTTTCCTATTAGAGTTAGGTATCACGGTTACAATCAACGAACAACTTAACAACGCATATGAAATGCCTGTATTAGAATCTACCGCTACAATAAGTGATGGTAAAGATGCTATACACGCAACAGCTATAGTCGGTGTAGACTTAAACCAAAAAGGTATGAATGTACCCCAGCAGTTTGGCTCAGCATCTTCTTATGCCAAGAAATATGCACTTGGTAATTTATTCTTAATTGATGACACTGCTGATAGTGATGCAACAAATGATCATGGAAAAAAAGCAACAGGTAAATTCGTACCTAAAAAACCAACTTTAACCTCTAAAACAGATCCAGCTTATGAAAAAGCGGTTCAATATGTAAAAGCAGGTGGTAAAGTAGAAACTATTAAAAATAAATATGCTCTCGATGAATTAATTGAGAAAGAATTATTAACACTATAGTATGAAAAGAGAAGAAATCCTGAAAAAGTTAGAAGATGATAAGCATTATTATGGAGACTTTGGAAGGCAATACTTAAGCAACTCAGATATAGGAACTTTGCTTACTAACCCATTAGCGTTTGGTAAGCCTAGTAAACCAAGCTCTGCGTTTCTTGTAGGTGGTTATTTTCACACTTGTATACTCGAGCCAGATAAGCTCAAGAAATACAAAATAATAGAATCATCAAGTAGAAATACTAAAGCTTACAAAGAAATGTCAGGCGGTGAGTTGTGTTTATTACAACACGAGGTAGATGGCATAGAGTTAATGACAGATAAAATGTTAAGTAATGAAGTATGTAAAGACTTAATAAGAGGTACTAGTAATGATGTTGAAATTGATTATGAAGTACCAGGTGTAGGTAAGGTAAATGATTTCGTATGGAAAGGTAAAGCTGATATAGTAAATCATGCAGAAAAACTAGTAGTTGATTTAAAAACTACGGCTGATATACAAAAATTTAGATGGTCAGCTTCTAAGTACAATTACGATTCACAAGCTTACATATACAGAAAATTATTTGGCTATGACATGGTATTTATAGTAATAGATAAAACAACACATCAAATAGGTATATTTGATTGTTCACCTGAATTTTATGCTTCAGGTAAAGACAAGGTTGATAGAGCAGAAAAAGCTTATGAGCTGTTCTACCAATCCGAGGGTTTCGACCCTAAACAATATTTCATAAGTAAAACACTTTAATATAATAATTATGGCAAGAAGAAAAAAAGTTACTACAAAAGAATGTACAATGACAGGAATGACTTTTCCTACAACAGAGTTTTATGTAAATAAAAACTCTACAGACGGTTTACACTCTTATAGTAAGAAAGCTGATAACTTCAGAAGAAGATTACAAGCTACAGGAGCAACAGTAGGAACTACTGAGCTTAGAACAATGTTTAATAATTTATTCCAAACAGCAGTATAATATGGCAAGTATAATAGCTACAAGTATTAACCTTAACGCTATACCTAAAGATAAAATTATCGTAGGTAAGAAAGGTAAATACTTACCGATAACCATCACGTTAAATGATGAGTTAGATCAGTTTGGTAATCAAGGCCCTGTGTCTGTGCAACAGACTAAAGAGGAAAGAGATGCTAAAACTGCTAAGACTTACTTAGGTAATGTAAAGGTGGTATGGACGAACGGCGACAATGTCGCGGTTGCACCAAGAGATGATCAACCACAACAAGCTCCAGCTCCGTCTGCGGCTGTTGCAGATGATCTACCATTTTAATATGAAATGTGAAATATGTGGACAAGACGTGTCACAGGAGGAATATGACTTCTGTGACATATGTCCAGATTGTAGAGACAGTAATTAAATTAAATAAATGCAAGTAGAAGAAATAGAGATCAATGGGTTTAAGATTGACAAGTTCAATCAACATAATCTTGAAGTAGGGAAAACACAAGGCACATGCCCTGTTTGCTCACACACAAGAAAACCTGAGAATAAGAAGAAGAAATGTGCTTCTTATGATTGGGAACGTGGTCTCGGTACTTGTCACAACTGTGATTCAACTTTTCAACTACACACGTATCAACGTAAAGGTAATAGCGATCGTGAATATGTTCGCCCCGTAGCTCAAGAGCCTACGGTACCGAGTAGTAAAGTTGTTGATTGGTTTAAGTCTCGAGGTATATCTCAGAAGACTCTTATTGACTTAGATGTCGGTGAGGGTCCTGAGTTTATGCCACAGACAGGTAAGACTGAGAATACAATAAAATTTAACTATTACGTAGGTAATCAACTTATCAATGTAAAATATAGAGATGGACGTAAAAACTTTAAACTATATAAAGGAGCTGAAAAAGTATTTTATAATATTAATAGTATTGTAGGTCATAACAGCTGTGTTATAGTTGAAGGTGAAATGGACGTGCTAGCTCTACACGAGGCAGGTGTGCCTAACGTAATATCAGTACCAAACGGTGCTACGTTAAACCACAATAATTTAGATTATCTCGATAACTGTATAGATTATTTCGAAGACAAAGAAAAGATAATTCTAGCTGTAGATGCTGACGAGCCTGGCAATATGCTTAAACAAGAGTTTATACGTAGGTTAGGAGCAGAAAATTGTTTTTTAATAGATTTTGTAGACTGTAAAGATGCTAACGAATATTTATTAAATCACGGTAAAGATGCTTTACGTTCTGCTATACACGCATCAACACCAGTACCTTTAGAAAATGTAACAACTCTTAAAAATATAGAAAATGAACTTAAAGACTTTGTTAAAAATGGTTTCAAACCTGGGTTCCAAATTGGGTTATCTAATTTTGATGATGTTTTTAGTACTTATACTGGGCAGTTTATCACTGTTACTGGGATACCTAGTAGCGGAAAGTCTGACTTCGTTGATCAGATGGTAGTAGGTTATAATAAACAATATGGTTGGAAGACAGCTTTTGCTAGTCCTGAAAATGCACCCATATACCTACATGCACATAAGCTCATGCGTAAAACATGGGGTGATATGCCATCTCCTAGCGATATAGGTAATGGTAAATGGAAAGAAGTTTCAGATCATGTAAATGACAACTATTATTTTATAGACATGGATAAATATAGCCTAGAATCAGTATTGAAAAAAGGTGCTGAGCTAGTTAAACGTAAAGGTATTAAATGTTTAGTTATTGATCCGTTTAATAAGGTTAGAGATACAAATGCAGTTTCAGATGATGTGAACAGATATACTATGGACTATCTAGCAAAGATAGAAGCCTTTTGTAAAAAGTATGATGTTTTAACATTTATAGTAGCACATCCAACTAAAATGTATAAAGGCCAAGACGGTAAAATAGAAGAACCTACGATGTATAATATAAAAGGTGGTGGTGAGTGGTATGATGCTAGTTACCACGGTTTATTAGTACATAGAGATTATGAAGCTAAAAATACTAAAGTAAAAGTATTAAAATGTAAGTTTCAAAACCTAGGTGAAAACGGTGCTGAATCGTTTTTTACATGGGAACATAGATCAGGTTCATTTGTACCACAAGTTAATGTAATAGACGAAGAAGATGGCGGCAGCGCATTACCGTGGGAGTAAAAAAGGAATAACAATGGGTTCACACACAAGAACTCCTGAAGAAAATGAAGCTATGCTTTGGTGTAATAGAAACAATATATGTATATCACCTAGGCAAGAAAAATGGGGTGAAAGTAAATGGCTAGTAGATGTAGAAAAAGGTGTTTGGCCTAACAGAGTTAGAATAGGTACATCACCTGAGTCTTTTGGACCTGGAGTTATATGGCAAAAAATATCAGAATATCAATTATATTATTATAAAAAATATGCGAACTAAATTTTTAAATGCTAACGAAGCATTCAACTGCATACTACACGAGTTAAGAGTAGAAGGTGTAGACTTTGATAATACTAAAGCTTTGTTTAATGTAGGCTTCACAATAGAAGATCCATTAGACAATCATATTAAAAACAAGTATAGAAAATGGTCTCATGAATATGCAGAAGCTGAATGGCAATGGTACTTATCGGGTGATCCTAGTATAGACAAACTAGGTGAGTTATACGGTAAGGTTCCACCTATATGGGAAAAGATGGCTAATAGCGATAGAGAAGTAAATAGTAATTACGGTTATCAATGGCAACGTAATAATCAAATAGATTATGTAGTGGCTAAACTAAGAGATAATCCTAATACTAGACACGCTGCTATTAGTATATATGACTGTAAAGAATATGAAAAGTATCGTAAAGATACTCCTTGTACATATGCAATACAGTTTACAATAATTAACAACAAACTTTGTATGTCTGTGTATATGCGTTCTAATGACATCTGGTACGGTTTCTGTAACGATCAGTATCAATTTTCATCATTACAACAAATGATTGCAGAGAGACTGTCTATTGACGTCGGATGGTATTATCATCATGCACATAACATGCATTTATACAACGATAAATTATGACGTATTATTTATATCATATACCGGGTAAAAAGATCGGTGTTACCTGTGATCTTAATAACCGGGTCACAATACAACAAGGATATGGTCCTGATGAATATGAGATATTAGAAACATCAGATGATATAGATTATATATCTTGTTTAGAGCTTGAAAGACAGAGAGAGTATGGGTACAGAGTAGATCTAGTACCTTATAGAAACCTTAAACCAAATAAGAATATGAAGATAAACGTGACCGAACAAACCACGACTTTTCCTTGTCCAGTCAATAAACTTAAAGGACAACTAATGGATAACATTGGTATGACATGGAAAACAGAACATGGGGATTTTAAATTAACATTAGACTTAGTTAATTGGATAATGAAAAACGTTAAAACCTCGATGTTTAATAATGACAGAAGCTATGTATATAACAAAGCTATGTCAAACTTTCAAAAAAACCCTATTGAATATGAGCACGCAGTTGTTCATGAAATGTTACACAGTGAGGAAGCTACTAGTAAATCAAATGTATTTGATAAAATTAGAAAGTGGGCACTGGTAAGAGGATTATACCAACAGGGTAATTCACACACACAATATGTTAAACTACAAGAAGAAGCTGGAGAACTTGCAAAAGCTTTATTAAAAAACGATAAGCCAGAAGTTATAGACGCTATTGGTGATATGGTAGTAGTACTTACAAACTTAGCACATTTAGAAGGTGTTAAGATTGAGGCATGTATAGCAACAGCGTATGATGTCATAAGTAAAAGAACCGGCAAGATGATTAACGGAACATTTGTAAAAGATGAAAATTAAAACAAAAGATAAAATAGTTCAATCTGTTTTAGCTAAAATGGACGAACGTAGTTTAATTGGCCAAAAAAAATATGGAGCTACGATGATGCAAGAAATTGAAGGCCAGAAGAAAGATCTTAATAGATTTATCGTTGACGTACAAGAAGAATTAATGGATGCTTTGTTGTATCTAGAATCAGCTAAAAGATGTTTAGGTGATGAGATAGAAGAGGCAATGCTTAATAGAATCAATATCATAGGACAAAATGGAAACGACGGTTTACATTATGATATACAAGTAAACGATGAAGAAGTTTTATAAGAAGAAAAAAAGAGGTCCTGTACAATCGCGAAAAATAACATACGACGGTATTACTTTTGCGTCAGGTTTAGAGCGCTATATGTATATGGCATTAAAAAAGGCTAAGATCAAAGCTCTTTACGAGGGGCAAACATTCGAGTTAGTAGAGAGTTTTGACTTTCCTTTTGAAGCATATGAAAGATGTGGCAATGGTAAAGGTGATTATAAAAATAGAGGTAATAAAAAGATTTTAAATATAAAATACACGCCTGATTTTATAGGCAAAGGTTTTATAATTGAAACAAAAGGTAGAGCTAACGAGTCTTTTCCAATGAGATGGAAATTATTTAAAAGGCTAATGGCAAATGATAGAATAGGACCTTTTACCCTTTACAAACCTCAAAATCAAAAAGAATGTGATATGACTGTAGAACTAATAAAAAAATCAGATGGAGGAAAATAATTGGGAATTAAGCTTTGGCTTATTCAATGGAATATTATTTGGATACAGAAGTTATCCGGATGGGAATAAAATAGATCACGTTTTATACGTTGGTATATTTGATATTTGTTTAACTTTATATAATTAATATGGGACTATTCGATGAACGTATTGCATATAAACCTTTTGAGTACCCTGAGTACTATACAGAAGGTTGGCTAAAACAAGCTCAAGCATTTTGGTTACATACCGAAATACCTATGAGTGGAGATGTTAAGGACTGGAATGAGTCTTTAACTGTTAAAGAGAAACACCTAGTGGGAAATATCCTGCTAGGTTTTGCTCAGACTGAATGTGCGGTAAGTGATTACTGGACTCAGAAGGTTGTATCTTGGTTTCCTAAACATGAGATACAACAAATGGCTATGATGTTTGGCTCACAGGAAACTGTACACGCTGTAGCTTATAGCTATTTAAATGAAACATTAAAATTAGAAGATTATGAAGCGTTTCTTCATGAACCAGCTACGGCTGAGCGTTTTGATAACCTCGTTGCATATGATGGCAACGATAAAAGAGGTATCGCAAAGTCATTGGCTGTTTTTTCTGCTTTCGCAGAAGGAGTTTCTTTATACTCTGCTTTTGCCGTTTTGTATAGCTTTCAGCTACGTAATTTACTTAAAGGTATTGGCCAACAAATGAAATGGTCAGTCAGAGATGAGTCTTTACATAGCCGTATGGGTTGTCAATTATTTAGACACATGTGCGAGGAAGATAAAAGCTTATTAGAAGACTGTAGAGATGATATTGTAGATGCAGCTAAGATAATGGTTGAGTTAGAAGAGAAGTATATAGAAAAGATGTTTGAAATGGGTGATATAGATGGTATAAAGTCTTATGACCTAAAACAATTTATAAGAAAAAGAACTAATGAAAAATTACAAGAACTTGGTTACGTGGATCTCGGATCGTACTTCTCATATGACGAAGAAGCAGCGGGTAATTTGGATTGGTTCTATCATCTTACTGGGGGTCATACCCACACTGATTTTTTCGCGATTAGGTCAACTGACTATAGTAAGGCAAATGAAGGAGAAGATTTTGAAGACGTATGGTAAGTTATAAATTTAAAAAGTTTCTTGTCGAAAGAAAAAGACAGTTAACAGTATTAGAAAGGATGGCAACCCGTATTGGATATATGGGTGCTGGCTTTCTAGTAGCTGCACAATGGACATTAGAACCTTGGTTATATATAATAGGTTTTATTTGTGTTATGGTACAGACAGGATCAAGAAAACAATGGAATTTAGTAGCGTTAAATCTTAATGGTTTAATTGCATGGATAAAACACTTAATAACATAATATGTGGAGCAATAGATGGAAAAAGGGTATAGACTACCCAAGTTGGGCAGAGTCCGACGTATATAAAAAAACAATACAAGGAGGATATTTATTAGAAGATGAAACACCAAGACAAGCGTACAGAAGAGTTGCTAAGACAGTTGCGAATAGATTACAGAAAAAAGAAATGGAAGAAGTCTTTTTTGATTACATCTGGAAAGGTTGGCTCTGTCTTGCTAGTCCTGTGCTTAGTAACACTGGTACTGATAAAGGTTTTCCAATAAGTTGTTTTGGTATTGATGTTGCTGATAGTATAATTGACATAGGTCAAAAGAATTTAGAGATGATGCTGTTAGCTAAACACGGTGGAGGTGTTGGTATAGGTATAAATCAAATTAGACCAGCAGGTGCAAATATAACAGGTAATGGAACATCAGATGGTGTTGTGCCTTTCTGTAAAATATATGACTCTACAATACTAGCAACAAACCAAGGATCAGTTAGAAGAGGTGCTGCCTCTGTTAATATAAATATTGAACATGCTGATTTTGAAGACTGGTTAGAAATAAGAGAACCTAAAGGAGATGTGAATAGACAATCACTTAACCTACATCAATGTGCTGTAGTTGGCGATAAGTTTATGAGAAAGCTTAGAGATGGAGATAAGGTTTCTAGGCGTAAATGGGGTAAGCTGTTACAAAAACGTAAAGCTACAGGAGAACCTTATATAATGTTTAAAGGTAATGTTAATAAGAATAACCCTTCAGCTTATAAGGATAATGCTTTAAAAGTTCATATGACAAACATATGTTCTGAGATTACATTACATACAGATGAAAATCATAGTTTTATTTGTTGTTTATCTAGTTTAAACCTAGCTAAATATCACGAGTGGAAAAACAGTAACTTAATATATGATAGTATATGGTTTTTAGATGGTGTATTAGAAGAGTTTATACAAAAAGCAAAAAATAGAAGAGGGTTTGAAAACTCAGTAAGATCTGCTGAAAAAGGTAGAGCACTAGGTTTAGGCGTGGTTGGATGGCATACATACTTACAACAAAAAGGATTACCTTTTGAAGGTTTATTATCACAATATGAAACAAGAAGAATTTTTAGTCAAATTAAAATTGAATCGGAAAGAGCTAGTATGGCTTTGGCTGAAGCGTTTAACGAACCGTTATGGTGCGTTGGTACAGGATTTAGGAACACTCATCTTAGAGCTATTGCTCCTACTGTTAGTAATAGTAAGTTATCTGGGAATATTAGTCCTGGAATTGAGCCTTGGGCTGCTAATGTATTCACAGACCAGTCTGCAAAAGGTACGTTCATACGTAAAAATCCAACTCTTGAAAAAGTATTAGAAGAAAACAATTTAAACAATAAAAAAATATGGGACCAAATCTTAAAGGACGGGGGCTCGGTGCAGGGCGTAAAAGCATTAGAGAAGATTACATTGGGCGATCACGATATACCGCTCAAAGAAGTCTTCAGAACTTTCAAAGAAATAAATCAATTAGAACTAATTAATCAAGCAGGTATTAGACAACAGTATGTTGATCAATCTGTTAGCTTAAATTTAGCATTTCCTTCAGAAGCAGAACCTAAGTTTATAAACAAGGTTCATCTAGACGCGTGGAAGAAAGGTGTTAAAACTCTATATTATATGAGAACTGAATCAGTTCTTAGAGGTGATATAGCTAAGCAAGCAATGGATCCAAACTGTTTAAGCTGCGACGGATAAAAATATGAAAAAACAAATAACATTAGAAGAGATACTAGATCCAGTAGGCAAAAGTTTATTTTTTTCAAAGTATTGGGGTAAAAAACATTTAATACTTAGAAGAAATAAATTTAAAGATCTCTACACGTGGGAAGATTTATCTAGTCACGTAAATAAATATCCACACATCAAAGGTTTACAGATATTAGATTATGATGACAAAGGTGACAGATGGTGTTTAGATAAACACAAAGCACTAAAACAACCCTTCTTTAAAAAGAGTAAGATAGTAGATTTATGGTGGAAAGGTAAAAGTATAGTAATTCCTTTTGCTGAGTACTCTAGTAAAAAATTAGTAGATATGTGTTTTGAGTTTGAAAGATATTTTGGTCATGGTCAATGCAACGTATATGCTTCGCCAAGTAAAGGATCAAAAAGCTTTCCTGCTCATTGTGATAAAACAGAAAACTTTTTGTTTCATCAAGAAGGTAAGGTTAAATGGACTATATATAAAGAGTTTGCGCCAGATAAACCTAAAACAATTATAGATGAGTTTGTACTAGATGCTGGTGATTTGCTATACATACCACAATATCAGTTTCACAAAGTAGATACTGTTGGCCCTAGAATACTATGTAGTATTCATTTTAAAAATAAAAAAGAACAGTCTTTAGATAAATTTAAGATAACATCTATAAAACAAAATGTTAGGGAAAAATGGTGGAATCTTAATCCAACAGTGACAAAAACAAAAAAGGTAGTTATTAACAGAAGGTTTCCAATGACTTCACAGACTTGGAAAAGACCTTATTTTAAACACAATCAAAAATAATGAAAGCAGGAAAAGTATGGGGTAAAACCGAAATGGTACACAAAAATGGTGTACTAGAGTTTCACAGAATAGAATATAATAAAGGATTCAAATGTTCAGAGCATGAACATAAATTTAAATGGAACGGATTTTTTGTTGAGTCTGGTAAGATGATAATAAGGGTTTGGCAAGACGATCAGGGATTAGTTGATGAAACAATACTTGAAGCTGGTGATTTTACTATGGTTAAACCTGGTAAATTCCATCAGTTTGAAGGATTAGAAGATGGTGTTGCGTTTGAATTATACTGGGCTGAATTTAACCATGATGATATAAACAGAAGAACATCAGGTTCAAAATCTTAAAAAATAAGTGATAATATAATAAAGAATAACATTATGAGAATATTTGTAGGACATGACTCTAGATTTCCAGAAGCTACAAAAACATGCATTAAGTCTATAAGAGATGCTGGTTTTGATGGTCAAGTGGATTATCTATGTAAGACTAAATTAAAAGAAATAGGATTTTATGGTAGAGAAGATGTAGAAGGTGAATCAACAGAATTTTCTTTTACAAGATTTTATGTACCGTTAATTTGTAATTACGAGGGTAAAGCTTTATTTTGTGATAATGATTTCTTATGGAGATGTGATCCTAGAGAAGTTGGTAGATACATGGGCCAAGAACCTTTAGGTGTTGTAAAACACCCTGATTACAAAGCCGGTGAAATTAAAATGAATGGCGTTGTTAATAAAACTTATCCAAAGAAAAACTGGAGTTCTTTGATGGTTTTTTCTAACAAATTCTTTAAAAATAAATTAAGTAAAGAATATTTAGATAACGCTAGACCAGATCAATTACACGAATTTAAATTTATAAACGATGCTCAAATAGTAGACTTACCTAGAAGATATAATTGTCTAGTAGGTCACGAAGGTTACGATACTAAGAAAGCAAGAGCTCTGCATTACACGAATGGAGGACCATGGTTTGAAGAATATAAAAATGCAGAATTATCAGAAGAATGGTTGAAGACATACAAGAGCTTGTAAAAAATAAAAGAGTATTATTTGTCGGTAATTCCGTAGAAATAATGCATCATAAACTTAAAGACACTATAAACAGCTATGATATAGTTGTTAGATTTGGTAGAGCTATACAAGCTACACCTGCCCAAGAAGAGTCTATAGGTACTAAGGTAGATATATGGGTAACAGGTCAGTTCAGAGCACCATGTTACGATACAAAACGTGAATGGTTTGAAAGAGGTAAATTTAAAGATGTTAAGATATTACTTAACAGATGTAGAGGAAACTTCTGTTTAAGCGACTGGATAATAGAAGATCGTTTACCCATAGGTATGCCTTATACGCAGATGTATACAGATCAAGAAATAATTGATATAATGAATATGTTTGATGTAGATATGTTAAATCCTAGGTCATATAGACCCAGCGCCGGGTTTTTAACTATACTTTGGTTTATGCAAAAAGTAAAAACCTATAAAAGCTTAAACTTAATAGGTTTTGATTTCTTTGCTAAAAAAGTTGATAATGTTTTAAGTAAAGATAAACGTGGTGTTAAAAGCAATGCAGCACCTCATAGTTGGCATTTACCAGTTTACTTACTAACTAGATCTGCTCATGATGCAGAGTTAGAGCAACAGTTTATGTATTTCTTAAAAAGAAGAGGAGATATTAATTGGCATATACTTAGTGATCTTAAAGATAATCAGATAAGTTATAATGATTGGATGAAAGGTGAAAAGTTAACTAAGACTGCTCCTAGAAAATCAAAGGTATCAAAAATCCTGCCACGAGCTCAGCGGCTAGCTCAATCACAAAAATTATCAGGATAGGTAATATATATTCCCACCAGTCGTACTTTCCGTTATTATTTAAATCAAAGAACTTCATGCTGATCCAACTGGTTTAGCTATAAATTCAACATGCTTTATTCCACTAATAGATTCTATTATTTCAAAGCCATGTTTTCTAGCTTTATCTAGCCACCAGAGAGGTGGTCTTACAGTTAAGTGAAGATTATCACCGTTAGCAAAAGCACCACCTGCTGGAACGCAACTAATGTTAAACATAACGATTTTATTTGTTTTATTAAATATGTGTTTAAACACAGTGTCTACACACTCTGGTTCCACGTGCTCCATAACATCTATACATATAGTCATATCACAGCAAGGTGGATCACCACTAAATTCCTCTATACCAGGTTCATAATTATGTATTGAGTATGGTACAACATCATACATAGATTTAATTTCTTTTTCAAAAGAATTTTTACCAGATCCATAATCTAAAATACTTTTAGAGTTACTTATCTTTGCTATAAAATCTATTCTAGGTCCTTTAGCTATTACAGCTCCTCCCCATTTTTTATGCTGTTGATGTTTTTCTTGTATTTTCTTTTTGTATTCTTCTGATATTAACATTTCCATCTTCTTCTAGCAGCTTTACCTCTTTCACCTGTCCAACCTTTAGATCTTGCACAAAATGATTTTCTACGTTTAGCGGCTTTACTTCCTGGTTTAACTTTACCTGTAACCGCTGTTTTTAATTTACTACCTGGGTTTTTCTTTCTATAAGCTTTAACACCTTTAGCTGTCATACCAGCACCTTCTTTTGTTGTACGAAAGTTACGACCTTTACCTTTTGTGGTTTTTCTTACATCAGGTTTTTTCTTTTTATTTAAAGGTGATGAACACTCATCGCAGCTACCTTTTGATTCACCACAGGTAGGGCAACCAGCATCTCTAGTCTGTAAATGTCTTTGTAACCAAGTCATATTATTTCTTTTTAGGTACGCAATTAGGCACTTTTCTACCGCCTTTTTTCTTCATACCAATAGCTTCGTAACCTTTCCAGCAAGCGCTTTTTAAACCTTTACCTTTTTTCTTTTTACCTCTTTTTTGAAGTAAACCAGCTTCTTTTTTCTTTTCATCAACAATAGCACCAAACTTACCACCTATTCCTGAAGGTAGTTTTCCTAAAGCTTCTTTTGTAAATTTAGTAGGAGCACCATCAACTTTTTCTTTTACATCTTCAACCAGTTGTTTTCCATCTTCAACTATTTGTTTACCAGCGTTTATCCCTTTAGCTATTATACCACTAGCAGATCTATCCCCGTGACCATCAGGTCCCCAGTGTCCTGCTTTATGTTTGCTAAGGTGACTTTTACCTTTAGGATTTCCCTTTGCGTCTGTTGTGTGTTTTAGGGCTGAAGGTTTTTTTGCTCTAGCTGAAGCTATTATTTTACTTATGTAACTCATAATTATCTATTTTTTATAGGATTAACAGGTGTAGCTGGCGGATTAACACTAGGTGTTGGGCGCGGAGCATTTACTTGTGTAGGTTTGTTAATGTTATTATTATTATTATTATTATTGTTGTTGTTGTTACCACTGCTTGAGCTACCGCTGCTTGGAGCGTATATAGGTCTATTATTATAGTATCCTGGTTGATAATAGCTATTATACCAACCGCCATAATATCTATTAGGATATGATATAACGTTGTAATAAACGTTTGGTTTAATCATATTAATAGGTAACCTCAGTGTATCACCTTGTTCTGTGACAGCTAAGACATGCGTGATTTGTATTTTAGGTTTAACGTTGTACGTTCCGCAACTACTTACAGTAGCAGCCAGAACAAAAAGGGCAATTTTCCATAATTTCATATTTATTTAGTTTAATTTATAATAGGTTTTTCTTGAACCTTCTTTTCTATAAGCTTTTAAACATCTGTTTCTATTCTCACCTTCGTTTACAAAACTTACATGCACCCAGTCTGGGTTTTCATCCGTACCAAACTCCCATATCATCTGATCAAAATCTAAGTTTTCTTTGATCCATTCATACATATAAGCATTAGTAGCATTACCATATGAATCATCTATATCAATCGCTTGGCCTTTACAATGTTGTGATGTTAAACTTCCGCCTATAGCTTTATTGAGTTGAGGTCCACGATAAAACGAATTAATCTTTATAGGATGTCCTACGTGCTCTCTAAGAGGTTCAAACACTTTTTCTGCAACTAACTCCATGTTAGCTAAATGCTCATCAGAGGGATCATTTGGCAAACCAAGCCTATTAGCTGTTAAACTGTATGTACCTTCTTTATACGATACGTGTTTGCTTATTTTTTTCATTTCTTCAGTGCTTCTTTCACAGCTTTAGCTTTTGCTTTAATTTCTTCAGCTTTAGCTATAATAATATCATCGACTGTAGTTTTACTCCATAGTAATTTCCACATGTCTTTCCAGTACTCTTTAGTTAATTTCCACATATTTTTATTTTTTAATTAAAATTTACTTGCTGTGTTAATTTCGTTTATTGTTTGTTGTATTTCATCAAGATTTGTTGGTAGCAACAAGTCTAACCCAGCTTTAAACGTTGCTTCTTTCTCACCACCTTTAAATATTAATAAAGTTGGCGCCATACGTATTCTATATTCTTTTTTAGCATTTGGAGCTTTAGAAATATCTACTCTATAGTATAAAGCATCTTTTACTTTTCCCCATTCGTTAAAGCAATTTTCTTTATTAAAATCTGCCCAAAACTCTATAAGAATAGTTTGATCATCATCATCTCCAAAAGCAGAATTACCAGAAACTACATCTTCAAAATTATCATCAGTTAACCAGTATTTTTCCGGAACATCCGATTGAGTGTATGATATAAATGGTATTAAAATTAAAATTAAAATTAAATTTCTCATGTTATCGGTTTTTTTGTATCTCGTATATTCTTTCGTCTAGTTTATCTAGTTTCTCTAATATTGATTCAACATCCTCTTGAGTGTCCATAATAGTTTGACGTATTAATTCATCTTTCATGTCAAACTCTATTTTTGATATTTCAGGTTTAGGCATTTCCATAGCTAAAGCTATATCCGATTTTAAACTAAACCAAACACCAGCTAGTGATACTATACCAAATACTAATGCGCCTATAGTTTTTAATGATACTGCAAAATCTGGTTTGCCATCTCCATCAATATCTAAACCTATTTTGTGATTTTCGTTTAATTCTTTTGCCATTATTTTTTTGCTTTTAGTTCTTCGATTGTTGCCATAAGTTTTTCTACATCTTTCTGTAGGTATTCAATTCTTAGATCTTGCTTAGCATCATCTGGTAAAGCACCCATTTCACCTCTAGGCCATTTTATTCTAAATTCATCGTTTAAAGTTTGATTGTACTCTAATCTAACAAGCGAAGTATCTATGTTACTTATTTTAGCTGTCAAATCAAACCATATGCCTGCTATTGATACAATACCTATTACTATACCTACTAGTGTTTTTATGTCTAATTTTACTTCTGATTTTTCCGACAGTTCGCTCATTATCTAAATGTAAAGTTAAGTCCAACGCTACTGTTATATATTTTACTATCCCAAAACTTAGTATATTCACCTTCTATGAATACACCTATTGATTTACTAACTTTCCATCCAAACATTAAACCAGCTTGATAATCGTCCCATTGCTCTCCGTCAAGTTGATTATTGTGACCACCTTTACCCCAACTATTACGGTGTAAGTAACTAAAATCTACATTACCTTTAACATACTTGTGATAAGGCAATATATAGTTAGCGTAAGCATGTAACCAAAAATTAGACTTGTAGTGGTAAAAATCAATTCCGACAATAGGAGCAATTTCTGCAAATGGCTCTAATTCGTCCCAAGCTTCATTATTAAATCTGTTCATTAAATCACCAAACACTTCGTCTCTAAACTGTAAATCTGTATAAGCAACTATACTACCATCACCGTCAACCCAGTACCAATCAGAAGTTGAGTTACCATTTTCGTCGTTAGACGAATAATATATATCGTCATAACCATATAAAAAACCTAGCGAATACCAAGGGTTAGCTGGGTACTCAAACTCTTCACCTGTGTTAGGGTCTGTATATATTTCAGTTTCGTTTAACCATATTTCAATTGGATTATATCCGTAAGGTTGTTGATGTGTTCTATATATAGCTCCCGCAGATATACTTAATTTTTTACCAATAGGTAATCTAGCTCTTATTTCACCAGAAGTATATTCAAAACCTACATTACCTGATTCTCTTGATTCAAACTTAGCAATGTGATATTTACCAGTATGTCTTACGAATAATCTTTTATTAGTAAACTCATCACCGTTTTGTCTTTCTTTTTCCCAATGCAACAAATACTCTAAACCTTTAACAGCTGATGTTGGTGCTGATAAAGCTGTTTGTTTTTCAATGTCTGCATCACCTGTCCAAAAGTTACCTGGTTTACTTTCGTAACCAAATCTAGCTAGTTTACGTATACCAAAACCAAATCTATAATCGTAAGGGTGATACGTTGTTTCGTCTATAACATCTGGTATACCATAAAAATCTTGAGGATCTGTTCTAACAAAGTATTCTTTTACTTCTGTTTGAGGGTTGTTAACATCTCCGGCCACATATACTGTACCGTATTTTAAGAAATCATTATAGACTTCTTTAAAAAAGTTGCTTTTCTTTTCTTGTGCAAAGGCGGTAGAGCCTATGAATACACATAGTAATATAACGAGTTTTTTCATAGTGAGGGTTTATCTTAATATCATTACTTGTTTAACGCTTAATTTAAAGCAAGTCTAGTAAATCTGCATCAGATTTTTTAGATTTAGTTTTCTTTTCTAATTTTTTTAATTCTTTCTTGTATTCTTTGGTGATTATTTTTATTAAATCTTCTTCTTCATTTTTAGCACCTACATCCCAAGTTCTCCAACCTAATGCTAAAGCTATTCTTTGCCAAGCTGCATTTCTATTATCAGTAGCTTCTACAAGAGACTCGATTTCATTTACAACTCTATCTAGAGGTAAGTTTAATGTAGCAGATGCTAAGTTACCTATTATTTCATAAGCAGGCGCTAAATTTAATCTACCATCAGCTGAAACTTCAAATCCTCTATCTTTTAAAAGATCTGGATTAAACTTTTTAGTTTGATGTGCACCATAGAGTTTTCTAGCTTTAGAACCTATTGGTGGTGATATATTAGCTAGCTCAATTAAAGTATATGCATGATCAGCTCTAAAACCTTTTTCTTCTTGCTTTTGATATTGCATAATAACATTTTTTAAGGTAGATAATACAGCACCTTTTAAACCAGATCCTCTTAATAAAGTATCTACCATGTTATTAGCTTGTCTAGCTCTTTTTTCACTTTCTTTCATCATTTGCTTTTCATAGTCATCGACTTCATCACCTTCGAAACCTGGTAGTAAACCAAACATGGCATTTTGTAAAAACGTAAATATAAAGTTTTGTATAGCTCCGTAGTATATTATTTTACTAACGTTTGTCATATCACTTTGAAACTGAGTTTGACCAGGGTACTTTTGCCTTTTAACTAGCATTGTACCTGATTTCTTCATTAACCTAGTCATCTGTTGTGTAACGTTTTGAAAGGCTAATACCAAACGACCTAGTTGACTAGCTTGTTCTGAAGATACTAAGGCCGGATCACCTGATTGCTGTGTCTTTTCAGCTATTTCAGAAAAATCATCAAATGCTTTTGCTTCAGCTTCTTTTAATGTCATACCTTCTTTAACATAAGTCTTAACTCTATTTCTATAAAAAGGAGCACCACCCGCTGCAATAGCAAAATTATCCATAAGTTGTGTAGGTGTAAAACCTACTTGTAACAACCAAGATACAGCGGCATTAAACTTGTCTTTAGAGTTTTTAGCAGCATTAGCTATTTCTTGCCATTGTAAATCTGTTTTTAAACCTCTACGTCTTTGTTTTAGTTTAGGTGAATTCCATATCATAGCAAAGTCTTTCCAGAACTGAGGTTGGTTAGCATATGCTAAACCTGCTTTTAACATGTTGTTATCGTTCCAGTTTATAAAGTTGATAAACGATATACCTTGTAACAATGCTGATCTTCTGTTAAAGAACATTATAGTACCTACAGAGTTGTTTATCCAATTTAACCAACTGTTTGTAGCTCTATTAGCACCACTAGGTCTGTTAGTACCATTTTCCATTCTCCACAATATATCCTTTAAAGCTTCAACGTATCTAGTACCATAAATAGCTTCTATTTTAGTTAAAACATCAGGAGTAAAAACAGCATCTTTTGTTGCTATCCAGTCTTTTAAAAATGACTTTCTACCTACCTTATTAGATAAATTATCAAGATCACCTAATATACTACCTATTTGCCAACCATCTTTAGCCGGAGCATAAACACCATCTATATTACCACCTACTATTTGTATTTGATCAGCGTATTCTTTTAACCTTGGATCTTTATTTATTTCTTTTAAAACACCATTTAAATCTCTTTTAGATATACCAGGTATTTCTTGACCTTGTTTATTCCATATGTATATTCTAATACCTTGATCATAAGTTAAGTTGCCATCTGGCATTAATGTTGTTAACTTCTTACCGATACCTTTGTATTGTTTGTTTAAGTTTCTAAAGTTAGTTACTATAGATGTTTTAGCTATATTAATAGCGTCAACAGCTTTTAAGTAAGGTTTAAATAAGTTGTCTTGTAGCCAAGCTAAATCTTTACTACCTTGTTCACCTTTACCAGCTAAGTAGTATAACAAACCTTCAAAATCTTCTGCAGATGGAGGTAAAAACATAGTATACTTATCTTTGTTCATACCTTTTCTTTCAGCTACTATTTTAGAATATGTAGCATCTTTGTTTACGCCACTCTGGTGTTCTATTATTTCGTTTATTTTTATTTCTAATTCTGACTTGCTAAACGCTAGTTCAACTCTACCTTTGACATCAACATCTTTTAAAGCATCTTTTACTGCTTTTATGTTTTTAATAGCATCATCAGCAAAATAAAAGTTATTGTAACCTTGATTTACTTTATCTATTATCCAATCAGCTTTAGCCTCTGGTCTACCGTCTTCTAAGCCAGTTATATTATCTATAGGTATGTTTAGACCTATGCCTTTTAAAAACGCGTGTATAGCATATGCAGCTTCTTGTGGTCTAGCTGTTAAAACAAATATATCACCAGATCCAAATTTATTTTGTCTTTTTAAAGCAAGATCAGCTAACGGACCTTTTTCACCGTCAACAACCTTGCTAAACTCACTAAAATCAAACTTAGCACCAGCCGCTTCTAAATCAGCAGATTCTAAAGCAAACTCAGTTGCATTAATTTTTCTAGTTGTGCCATCAGGCATAGTAACACCTACTTTACTATTAGATTTTGCCAATGTATCGTCAAAATCAAATACACTTATACCTTTTGCAGGTGCAGATAAACTATTAGCCATTTCTAATATACCTGTAGCTTTTTTAGATTTACTAATCTCTTGTTTTACTCTAATGTCATTTTCCCTTTGTTTTATTAAAGTTTCTGCTGGTCTTAAATCAAAAGCAAATATATTACCTAATCTACCTATTGGTTTTGTTGTTAATATTCTAAGATCTTTAAATGGATTATTAGTATCAAAAGCATCAACTAATTTATCTAGTATAGCTCTATTTTCTAACCATTGATCGTGATACTCAGCTATTTCATCTATTCTATTGTTTATTTCTTGATCTGTTAGCTTTTTACTTTCAAATAATAATTTAGCTATTTCCATCATGCTACCAGCGTTATCAGCTAAATGCTCACCTTTTAACGTACCTATAGGTGTGTCTGTAAATGTTATATATTTTAAACCTGTTAAAGCTCTTAAACCTTCAGCAGCAGATGTTTGAAATTGTAATAATTGTAATTTAGATAAATCACTCATTTTACTATCTACAAGCTTTCTAACTATATATTTAAATAAAAGTTTGTTATTTATGTTAGCATCTTTTACTTCTTGTAAAAAATCTCTTTCATATATCTCTCTTTTTTGCTCAGCGTTAAGTTCAGGATTATTTAACAATGTATTTATTCTAGCAAATAAACCTTTAGGTATCTTAGTGTTCATTAATCTAACTTTACTAAGATCTATAATTGGTTTACCATTTTTATCTAAAGGTATATCAGATGTTGTAGATTTTAAATCTTGTTTTAAACCGTTTTGAAATTTATAAAAATCACCAGTACCTTCATATATTATTTTAGGTAAAGGTAGTAACTCTTTTCCTTCTTGTTTTCTTATTTTGTTTTGAGCTTGAATATCTTTTCTTTCTTTGACATTTGCTATTTTTTTAGAAGCTGGGTCTAATGCTCTATTAAAAAACCCTAGTAACACTATATCATTATTAGGTGTCATTACTTTTATAACTTGACCACCTAGTTCTTTAGCTAAAATTTCAGCTTGAATAGCGTACTTCATTCTTTCTTTTAAAGGTCTTTTGCTAGTTAAAGCCTGCTCAAAAGCTTTCTTTAAACTTTTAGGAAATATTCCACTTCGTTTAAACTCAGTCATAAATTGGGCTACTTTACCATCAGGTATTATAGCTAGTTCGTGGGCTGATTTTACTATTTCAGCGGCTGCATCTGAAAAAGATTTATAGTCATCTTTTAGATTACCTTTATAATCATAAACAGAGTCGTACCCTTTTTTCATAACTGCATCAGCTAGTTTTTTAACACTGCCGTCATAAACAGCATTAGTATAAGATTCAGAAAAAGCAACATTTGGATCTCTTTTTATATTCTCTGCTATAATACTTAAATTACCTTCAAACCTAGTATTAAAGTCAGGTGAAAGTTTCATTGCTGTAAAAGTAGCATCTAACATTAGTTCATTTGCTAAAGCATCTTTTAATGATTTATGTACGGTTTCTCTACCGTTGTATTCTACAGTACCATCTTTTGCAAACTTTTTAGTAACTAAACCATCTACAAAAGCTTTTTCAACCTCGTTTATAAAGTTTACCTTTTCAGACTTAGACATGTCTGCTAATTGTATTGGTGTCCATATTGTATTACCAGCTTTTACATCTGATACAAAAGAACCTTGATCACTTCTTATGTTAGCTTTAGCTTGTTCAACATTCATTGTGCCTTCTGCGTTGCTAAAGAAAGGAAAACTTGATCTGTGTTTTACAGCTACTAAATTTATTAAAGTTTGTAACTTTTGTTCATCTCTTATAAAGTCTTTAAACTTTTGTGATTTTTGAGCACCAATAATACTTGTAACATCTGCTCTAAGATTTTTAGCAGCAAACTCTTGCATAACGGTTCTAGCTCTTCTAGGATTGATAGTAAGAAGCTCTTGAACTGTTTTACCTTTAGTTTTACCTTTAGTATCTTTTAGGTTAAGAAAAGCATCTGTGTTTACTTTTAGTGTTTTGTCGTATATAGGATTAGTCTCAGATATTTCTAGTATTTGCCTAGTTTTGTTAAACTCCTCTGAAGTTAACTGCATCGCATCTGGACTTAAATCTGTAGAAGCAACTTGAAAAGCAGGTGCTCCATCTGAACTTTTAGCATCTATATCTTTTTCAAATCTACCAAACTTACCAGAACCTTGAGCAACCTCTAATAATCTGTTACCCAACTCTGTGTTAACCCAAGCCATCATTGAATCATTTTTTGATGGATCAAACCCACTTTTCTTACCTGGTTTACCAGCTATTAAATTTATCAAACCTCTTTTATAAGCAAAAGAATCTTTTATATCTTCTTTTCTAGTATCAAGCCCTGTAAATTTATTTACTAAAGCTAAAAGTTCTATTTCTCTTTTTTCATCTTGTCCTTCTTCTGTAGAAACTATATTACCTATTCTTTTCTTTAAATAGTTTTCTAAATATAAACCAGCTGTTTGAGCAACACCTATTTTTTGCTCTTCAGTTAAATTATTCCACGTGTCTTTATCCCACAATTGCTCTACAAGATCAAAAGCTTGCGACTCTGAATTAGCTGCTTTATCAATATCTTTTTTATCTACACTGTATTTTTCAATTATTTCACTTTTTCTAAACTTTTCTAAATCTTGTCTTGTAAACTCACCACTTTTAATTTTAGTAGCCATTTCTTTTATAAAAGTAACTACGTCATTTGTATTTTTCCAATTTATATCTTTGCCTAATACTTTGTTAGTTTCTTGACCAAACCAATAAGAAAATAAATTACCAGCTTGACCATTGTTATTTAAATCAACTTCATCTATTCTTTCCATAAAGTTTATTACAACTTCCATAGGATCTGGTTTACCATCTTTGCCTAAAGCAACACCTTGTGATCCACCTAAAACAAACATTTTATTATACAAGGATGGGTTGTGTTCTTTTAAGTAAGCTTGTATAGCGTCAGCCATAGGTTTCCATTTGTAATCACGTGTTCCTTTTTTTTCTGGATCTAAAAGCGCGTTCCACATTATAACGTGATCTAACTCATGCATCGCTGTACGTGTTCTCTCGTTGTTAACCATTGTATCTACAACACCAGCTAGTAAGTATTTACCATTAGGTATAAATTTTCCGTCAACAATATTACCGTCTTTAGCAGATACACCATTTAATGAACCAGGTCTAGCAGCTAATATTTGCATGTAAAATCCTTTTTGTCCATCAGTTAAATTACCTTTTGCTAGTTTTTCCGCGGCTTCTTGCTTAGCAGCGGTTTCTGTATTCCAAAATGTATAATTAACTTTATCTTTTAAATCAAGTTCTTTAATTAATTTTGTTGTATTTTTTATATCTAAATTAACTTCTTCTCTAAGGTATAAATCGTAAGCTTCTGAAGCTAATTTTTTATCTGTTATATCAATACCTTGCTTATTTAGATTAAGTTTAGCTTTTTCTTGTATTCTATCATACCTTTCAGGATCTTTAACTTTTAATGCTAAATATCTGTTAGGATTATTTTCACCTAACATTTGATTTAAAATGCCCTCAGCTTGTTGATACTGTATAGCTAGTTTGTCTATTAAATCTTGTTTAACTTTAGGATCAATATCTGGATCTTTAGCTATTCTACGTGCTTTAGCTCTTATTTCAGATTTTGTTTTTGAAAGATCTATAAAATCTTGATATACTCTTTTATCACCTAACACATCTTTAACACGCTCGTTAAACTTAATCATTTGATTATTTATACCATCTCTTTCGTTTAAAATCTCTTGCTTTATTTCATTCAACGCATCTCCTCTTTTACCTTCATTAAATAACTTAACATATTGACCTTTTAAATCATTTAACCTGTTGAAACGTTGCTCCATATCTTTATTAAGCTCATTAGGCATAAACTTTTGCATAGCCATACCCATAGCAACAGATCCACCACCTAAAGCAAAACCAAAAAATCCACCGGAAAACGTAGCATGATCAACATTGTCAAAAAGATCAACTTGATCATCACCCGCAGCTATCAATATGCCATTTTGAGTAACCTGAGTTAAACCTTCTGTTGGCACTTCTCCAGCAATTCCTAAACCACCTTCTTTAAAAACATTTTTTATATTTAAATCAAAGATTCCTTTTCTACCAGCTTCTTTCATTAGTTTAAAACCTCTGCTCATTAATAAAGCTGTAGGCATAGTACCCAAGCCTCCTTCAGCAAAACCATAACCGCTACCTATTAAAAACTTTTCCATATCAGACCAGTTTTTATTATTATATTCTAAGTCTTCGCCATATTTTTTTATGTCCATACCTAGTAATATTTGTTCCTGGTAATTCATGTCACCTATTTGTTGACCAGCAGTCATAACACCTAGCGATGCTGCTGAAAAACCAGCTCTACCTAAAGTAGTTGTTATGCCTAACGCGCTAGCACTACCACCACTAGCAGCTATAACAGCGAATATAGGTAATTGTCTACCGCTTTCCTCTGTTAAAAATCTACCCATGTTAGAAAATCTTTCAGCTAATGTATTACCCTTAAAAGCATCATCAAATTCTATATCCATAGAAAAAGTTTTCATCATCTTTTCTTTCTCTTTTCTTCTTTTTTGACCGTAATCAGAAATAAGTGTTGTTCCTCTTTCTTCTTTAGTACTACCATCAAACCTATCTAATACTATGTTACCACCAGCTTCTAAATATTCACCAGCTCCTACAAACAAATCTCCAAGGCCATGCATACTAACATAACCAAATTTTCTAAGCATGCTGTAATCTCTTTTTAGAAGATCCATTTCAAGACCAGCATTTATTATATTATCTCTTCTACCTACTAAATCACTATATTGTTGTTGTAATTCTATTTGTCTTTGTTTTACACTAATAGAATTTTTTTCATATTCTTTATACAAAGATACTGGCACTAGTTTACCATTTAACGAAACAAGTTCTTCGTTATTAGGGTTTTCAAATTTATAATCTTTATCTAAAACATTTTCTTCAAAAGTTAAAACTCTTTCAACTTCCGCATCTGAGTTAAA